CGATAAGTGTTTCTTAACCTACCAAGCAACTGTTTAAAAGAAGAATCTGTTATTTGAGAAGCCTCCTCAATTTCCGCCCAATGCAGATTTAATGACTTAAACTTCTCAGGATCATCAAGCGCTGAAAAAAGGATTTCTGAACCGTTTGAAAAATGGATTACTTTATCTACTTTATTATATGAATAATCTTTATCCTCAACATACCCTAAAGCATCTAAATGTTCCAAATAGCTTACTAAAGTTGTTTTTCTGACAAGTTCATACTCTTTAGCGCCAACCAAACCTCTACAACCTGCATACTTCTTGGCAAGAAGAATTCCCAGAAGAGAACCACACCAAGTTTTCCCGCTACCATATCCACCTTGATAAATAGCTACATCAAGAGAATTTGAATGTGGAATTTCTATAAATTCTTTTTGTTTATCTAATAACTTGTATTTTACCATTTTTTATTTTCCTTCCAATTACAACAAAAATGCTGAAAAATATCGACCGAATTTTTCATAAAAAAACGTTTTACAGAACCAACACCACCCGCCTTTAGCAATGAGTCAAAAACTTTTGTCGAGAATTTTCTGTCATTATCAACATAATGATGATTTTCACATAACACATCGTGAATTAATGCCGCAAGCAAAAATTTGTTATCAGTGTTAGAACCAATAACCCGCCAAAAAAAACGGGGCACTGAAGCCCCGTCAAAACAATACCCTTTTGGAATACAAAACTCATAGGTTTTATTCTTTTCTTTATCTAATAATTTAACTTGCAGATTTTTCTTATTGATAAACGGATATTTTTTTATTATTTTTTTCTCATCATTGCTTAAAGTTGGCAAAATGTATCTTATGCCTATTCGTGGAATGTCGTCAAAACAAATTTGAAGCTTATTGTCCGAATACCATTCAAGCATAATCATCCTCCTATCCGTCATTAGAACTTTGTTCGGTAATCAAACAAGCATAATCATTCGTTTCGAAAAACTTATCAAGCTGTTCTTCCGTAAACCCAAGCAAAGCACCGACAGCACTAACATAAGGATTACCACGATAGAAATTGTTAGCTTTGAGTTCAATTTTAAGAGCTTTAATATCCAAACCAGCCGGCTGTAATTGCTCAACTAAGGCAACAATATCATCAAAGTCCATTCCTTTTGCCTGATAAATTCCACGCTCAACATCCGCACCGGTCAGATAAAGTTTAGCAATGCGTTCGCGTTCTTTTAATGCTTGCTTTTCTTGCCAAGCTTCATCTTTTAAAACGTATTCTTCACCGTCTAAGACGTATTCAAGTTCTGTTTCTTCCACTTTATCCAAGTTATAGAATACTTGGTCAAGCGGTTCTTGTGTATAAAATTTAATTTTTCCGTTTTGATATCCTAAGTACATTTTTTTACCTCATTTCCTTGTTGAAAGTAATAATTTAATATTGGTTTCATTTACCCTCCCTCACCTTCTGGCTTGTAGTTATAATTTAAAGTTGGTTTCATTTACCCTCCCTCACCTTCTGCATAAGCAAATTGTAAACGTGTAGTAGAGCCTGTGGGTTGAGTGTAATAAGCTCTTACAGTTTCACCTTTTCTAACAGGTAAATAAATATGAGGTGCATAACCACTTGTACCACCTATAGTACTTGCGACTAAAGCACTAACAGCACTATCTAACATTATGGGATTTCCACCACCTGCTGTATTCCACAAATGAAACCACCCATTAGCAGGAGCAGTATAGGTTGTACCACTTGCACCTACTGTTAAATCTATCCATTTATCTGACGGGAAAGCTAAACCACTAATCAAACTTTTACCTTCAGTATTCAAGTTAGTACCGTCAACATTAACCTTTAGAGCAACCTGCTCGAGAATTTCCATACCTTGATTAACAACATCTGTTATACCTTCGTAATTGGTAGTATTTCCTACACAAATATAAAGAAGCTTCTTAACTGCATTAGGTTGAACCGTGTCAGAGTTATTGTAGATAGAGTTAGAATCAGAAGCGTCAAATCTAACGAGTGCACGGTTAGCAGTCCCACCTTGTATCTTCGTGGGACTCGATGTAGTCAGGTTGCTAAAAGCACCTTCAACGGCAGGGTCATTAGTAGCAGGACCGCCACTCGTGAATTTACCCGTGATATTCGGCAATCCAGCTTCAACACCTTGTCCAACTTCTGAAACAGTGCCGGTTGCTTGCTCAAAGTAGTTATTACGAGGTAAGAAAATTCTTTCATTTTCTGTATCAACCCCATAAAACCAAGCAAAGCCATAAGCTTCAAAATAAGCATCAATAGCATCTTTGTCAACTGTGTTATAGAACTTATGCCCGTTAGAATGAACTTTGATAGTAATACCATTAATAGTTTCCTCACCGGTCGCCTCAGCAAATTCTTCAACAACCTTGTTGTAGAAATCCGGATAACCGTATCTTGAACCGGCAATAGCTTCTTTATAGACATAAGTTCCTTGCAAAGCCAAGCCTTTTGACTCTTCGTAAGTCAAAATGTGGTCCTTGAGAATTGTGTCGAATAGAGAAAGAGAGATTGGTAAATTTTCCCAATAAGCATTATTCCCGTCAGTTTTTAAAAACATGCCGGCGTAGCCTTCTTGAACCGGTAACGCCTCCTCTTGTAGTTCTGATTTTTTTACAAATTCTAAATCATTATTTAATTCACTTACATCTTGGGGAATATCAGAATTTAAAGCATAATCCCCGCAAGGCTGTTTGGTATCAATTAATAATTTTACATAATTTATATCTTCTACTGTTACATCAGCATTTTTTTCTGCATACTCTTTTGTTTCATCTCTTAAAACCTTTACTTCATCTCGCAATTTTTTAGTTTGTTCTGCAAAATATTCAGCCCGATTATTTGTTGCTGAAACCTGTGCTATTGATTCTTGAGGCTTTATATACAAAGGTTCCAGAGAATTTGAGGTATAAACCTTAATAACATTTTGTTCATCTTTATCCATTAGTATAACCTATAACCTTTCTGGGATAAACAATAATCCTGTTTAAATCGCCATAACTACTATTTGCAATAAAAAGTGTATCCTCTTTTGTATCTTCAGTTTCACAAGCTTTAACACCGTAATAATAAACTTCAAAAGGCTTATTTTTTGGCACTTTTAATAAATCTGTATATTGTGGTGTTAAAACGAACGTTACATAATCTAAGTTACTCACCGCAACTTGTAATTCTTCACCTATCAAATTACGGTTAGAGTCCTGTATTGCAAAACAAACAATATATTTTTTTTCATTGTTCAAACCCGATACAACAACCTCACCACTATCACCTTGATAGATATAAATTGTACCGTCTGAATCTATTTTTAAACTCATAATTATTCCTTTCTATCCTTTTGGGATTAAATTTTATTTCCCTGCCAATCTAAAACTACTTGATTTAAGCATTCTTTTACAAAATCTAAATTTGCTTCTTTCCGTTCTTGCAGACTTAGAAAATAATCTTCTGTAAAATCAGAAGAAAAGTCCGGCAAACTATAAGTTATAATTTCTACAACCTGACCTAATTCTAAACCTGCCTTTATTTGAAGCAACATATCCGATAAAAAATCTTTTGTTGTACCGTCTTGCATCGAAACTTTTCTTCTTATCCAACCTAAAGAAGTTTCAAAAAAATCCGATTTAAAAGTTTTTTCCTGATAATTTGACTTTTTCTTTTTGTACTCTGCAGTTTCAAGTTTTTCAGCCAAATACCATTTGTCATCAAAACCTTTTTCAATATTCATAAGCTCCATACCGACTGAAGCATAAAATTCTTGATTATCACCTAAACCGACATTACATAAGCCGGTATTTTTATCTATAATTTCTGCATATTTTAGCATTTTAAATTCCTCCTTTCACTACAGGTAAAAAATAAGCAGCATTAACATTAGCCGTACAAGTAAAAACATCACCTTTTTTTACAGGCATTGAAACCAAAATTGAAGCATAGTCATTCCCTGATGAAACTTTTTTAAAAGATACTGTTACACCATTTACTACCAAATTTCCGTTTGAAGTAGTTGTCGGCATTAATAACACATAGCCATTTGACGGTGCTATGTAATACTCCGGCCTTGAGATATAAATGCACGAACCCCAATTCGGTAACATCTGTGCCGTTTCCAAAGCTTCTGAAACTTCTTCTTTTGCAGTTTCTAATTCCACTGCAGAAGTCTCCGAAGCTGCGTCAATTTCTTCTGAAATATCACCAAAACGACTGTTTATTGTCGCAATATTAGATAATACTGAAGAAATACTGGTATTTATAGACTCTGCAGTCTGAGCTATTTTTTCATCTAAATACAAAAAGTTTTTGTTCATAATTTCGGAACTGGCTAAACTTCCGTAATCAATATTAATTAGTGTCATGTTTTCCTCCTTCAATAATCACGTCATAAATTTTGTCTATTTTTGCTTGCATATTACTAAGCTGAACTTTCAAATCGTTATATTGTTCCTTTGTTGAATAGTTTTGTGCAATATCACTAAGAATTTCTCTATGTTTAACTTCCAGCCTCTCCGGTGTTACAAAAAGGTTATATTGAAAAATTAAAGCAACACAAACTATCCCAACAGGTAAGTACCTTGAGATATATCTTTCCATATTTAACACCTCAGTTTCTACTTTGAACCCTTACCCAAAAAAGCAGATATTAACTGAGAGGCTATATCCGCAAAATCTAAGTTTGTCTGAGATGCTTTTTGAGAAGTTCTGGCGTTACCTTGGCTTGTTGCTAAAGATTGCCCTTGATTATTTGATAATACATCATAACCGTTCAAATAATAAGATAATAAATTTGAAATCATATCTGCTGAATTTTGTTGAGAGTCTGCTATTAAGTCATTTGCATAATTTCCAATCAAGTTTGCATTTGTTTGAGCCAAGTTTTTATATAAATCTGTTGCCTGAGAAGAACGTAACATATTTCTGTTAGAAAGCGGATTTATAATATTATTCTCAAGATTTTGAGATGTTTGATTATTTAATGTATCAGTATAACTTTTTAACTTAGCTTGATTAGTTACACTATTCAATGTCGGATTCAAATATTCATCTAACATTGTATTCATATTTGTATTCACAAAATTATTTATTGTGTCAAATGCCGTACCGGCATTAAATCTGGATGTAGTTCCACTATTATTAGTAACACTTGTAACATATGGATTTGATGTTGTAGTATTACCATAAACTGTTTTTGAACTGGCTTTTGAAGATTTTTTTCCCATAATTTTTCCTTTCCGGAGTTATACTCCATTACTTTTACTTTACTTTTATTTTTCCAAACTCGATATTATTAATACAAAAATTCTGCCCTACCTCTTTAGCATAAAAACTCATCTGCAAAGTCTTAAAAAATGCTGTCGGCAGTTTCTTTATTGCATTAATTTTTTGATACGGAAAAAACGTAGAATCCCAATACCCTTTATCAAAATACAAAACATTCCTTAGGGTTTTAGATATTATTCGACGCAATTTTGACGTTAAAGAATTATAATCTCTAACATACTCAACATAAAAATCATTACTGTAATACATATCTACAGTAATTTTGGGCGGGTAAGCTAGTATTTTTAAAGAATTTTCAACACCCAAATTTAATGGCGTACACTTATAATAAGCTTCTATAAACTCACCGTCAAATTCAGATGAAATATATTCTTGATAAATCTTTTTACCTGCAGAATATAATTTACCATTAACAGTTGCAAAGCAATTAATCCTCTGTGATTTACGCTTAACCCAAGATTTACGAAGATAATCATAAATCATTATAGTTGAATAATTTTCTTCATCTGACGGAATCAAAAACCAAACTTCATTCCTATCCGAAGTTACAACGGAATGAGTTCGTATTTTGTCTAATTGAGATGAAGATATCAAAAATAATTCATCCTGAATATCTAACGCAATATTTTCACCTAATGTTTTATCACCATTTACAACCTGTAAAAAAGAGAAAACACCTTTTTTAGTGTCATCATAAAAAAATAGCTGAGTGCCGTGAAACACCAATGAATTATACGAAGCACAGCCACCGGGTGAATCAAAAGACTTATAAAAAGCTAGATTATCTTCGTCTTGTGCGATTAAACAAGAAGAATTTGAATGAAAAACAGCTAAAGAACCTAAATAAGGATAAATAGCAGTAATTTTCTTAACAAATTCCACAAACCCGGCAGAAGTTGCAATCTCAGCATCAGAAGTCGAAAAATCATAAATATTTTCCTGAACAGAATACCAAAGAATTCTTTCATTAAAAATCCATAGCCTTCCTGCATAAACAACAAGTCCTAAACCTTTAACCGGACGATTTTCCATATCGGTTAATTCCATCATCTGAACCTCAGAAAGGTTTCCTTCTTCATCATAATTTTCTAATTCAATTGACAAAATTTCCTCAGCATTAGAAAACACCCATAAATCCGACCAACCCTGAGCAACATCAGTTGCAGAAGATTTACCGGTTACACTAAGTCCTTCAACTTTAAGTTCAAGTTCTCCGGTTTCTAAGGAGAAAGAATAAATCTTACCTTGAGTCTTACTTTCTGTGTGAACAAAAAAATACGTTCTCGCTTTTTGAATACTTTCAAATATATTCACTACATTTTCATCTTCCGGTATTAAATCACTTACTGAAACATTTCCGCTGGAAGTCCTTATACCAACACCGGAGTTAATCTCCGTTGCAAACAATTCAACATTCTGTAAATCAGATGCAGTTATCGTCGTACCTGAAAACACAGAAGAACTTCTATTTATACCGGAAAAATTGTTGCAAATTAAAGATGTTTTTTTCATATATTTTTCCTTTCTGTTTTGTAAAACGACAGTTTTTCTTAACTTTTATTGAGATTTTGCAGAAAAATTAACTCAAACTTTACAAAACTTAACAATTTGAGTCAAAAAAGGCAATTTTTTGTTTGATAAATACTTTATATATACATAAGAGATATATGAGGCTTTAAAAGATGTTATTCGTTACTGAAACTATTAAAAATGAAGAATTAAATACAGTTAACAACTTGTTCGCACAAATCGATAACGAATTTGAAGCTGTAGAAACTGTTGAAGAAGAAACTCAAAAAGCTTCAGCGGTTTCTCAATATATCTCATCTCTTGTTTGCAGCCAATACCAAAAATCTGTTGAAGATATTGAAAACACTGTGGTTGGTAACAAACTTAGAAGAAAAAGAAATCTTCAACAAATTATGAGAGAATCTTTCTTCTATGGCGCTAACAGATTTGGCAACAATTTTATTGCTTAATTAATGAATAAAAAATCATAAATTATCTCTTATATAACTATCTTACATCTTACACAAATTTTTACCCTCATTTGAGGGTCTTTTTTTGGGGGGGGTAAATGTATTTGGACTGGTTGGTGAATGCTACAAGTTAAACGTCATCTTCGGGGGGAAAGGGGTAAAGGGGGTTTAGTTGGTTGGTCAGAGCTACCGGCTTACCTGTCATTCTCGCACGAAGTGCGGGAATCCAGCTAATTGAAGTGTACCCATAACAGTGGACAAAAGAAATTCGGTGGAACCGAACCCCAAAACGGCTGAGCAAAGCGAAGACGTGGAAAACAATTGCGTCTTTTCTTCTTTTTTTGGTCCTTTTTTTCTTCTTTGGCTCGCAAATAAAGAAGAAAAAAAGGACATGGATAAA